GGTTGGCAGGAAAAAGGGGCAAATAGGTATTTTAGGAACTATCCGACAGGGGTCAATAAAAGCCTTAGCCTGTTCGGATACGGTCAGTACCAAGGCGGGACTATGGTTGTGGTCGAGTCGCCCTTGGACGTGGCTCGTATGGCCTCTGTAGGGCTTATAGGAGGCATCTCTACGTTCGGCTCAGCAGTCTCCAAGACCCAGATAAACCTAATTCGGGGCGCTGAGGCCGTTGTGGTGGCTATGGACAACGATGAGGCAGGTAGGGATTCATCCAAGGCCATACTTGACTGGTCAATCCGCCTTGGCTTCGAGGTTCGGTTTTTTGACTACTCAGGCATAGACGTGAAGGATATAGGCGCTATGAGTAAAGCCGAGATATATCAAGGTCTTGAAAAAGCTAAACATTCAGTCTACGGAGAAAGGGCGTTGTCATGAACAAAGAGTTTCGAGTAGCAAATCGTTACGTATCAGTTGGTTGGAGCTGGCGTGGCTTTGGGTTAGGGTTTCGAATTAGCAAGTGGTCTTTTGATTTAGACCTTGGGTTCCTATGGATTGGAATTGAGTTCTGATGATTATTGGATTGTCTGGATATGCCCGTTCTGGAAAAGACACTGTTGCCGAGATTCTTGTAAACGAGTATAACTTTACTCGAATTGCTTTTGCTGACGCTATTAGAAACATTCTTTATGACATGGACGTTATTACAGCGTGCAGTCCTACCGGTCGATTAAAAGGAGCAGTAGACCTTGTTGGTTGGGATGAGGCAAAGCAGAACACAGAAGTCCGACGACAGTTACAAAATCTTGGCGTAGCTGCTAGAACTCATATGGATGAACATATTTGGATAAAAACTGTTTTTAATAAAATATTTGAAAATCCATACCAAGATTACGTAATTACAGACGTTCGTTTTAAAAATGAAGCTGAGTATGTAAAGTCTTGTGAGGGCCACATGTGGCGTGTAGTCCGTCCGTATGTTTTTGCCGTCAACGACCACGTGTCTGAAGTTGATTTAGATGATTATCGATTTGATGCCTACGTTCATAACAATTCAGACTTAAATGGTTTACGAGCAACGGTGGACTTCCATATGGAAGAGTTACGCCATGACATTCAAGGGTAAATTACTTCCCTACCAACCTGAGGCGGTTAACCTTATGTGTAAACGCCGTAAGGTTCTTGTTGCCTACGATTTAGGTTTAGGTAAAACAGTTTTAACTATTGCTGCCATAGAGCGCCTTATGGACCAGAAAAAGATTACTGAACCTGGACTTGTTGTATGCCTTAGCAGCATTAAGTATCAATGGAAAAATCAAATTGAAAAATTTACAGATAACACATCAAAAGCTTTGGTTATAGACGGCACTCCAGCTAAACGACAAAAGCAATACGCCGAAGCCATGAATTGGCGCGAATCTGGCGTGGACTACGTAATTATGAACTACGAACAGGTAGTCAACGACTGGGAGATAATTAAGAACTTGCCAAGAGGTTTTGTTGTTTTAGACGAAGCAACCGCAATTAAATCTTTTAAGTCTAAACGCTCTAAAACTACAAAGCGTTTGTCAGGTGCCCCGTTTAAGTTTGCCTTAACAGGAACTCCTATTGAAAACGGAAAGCCCGAAGAACTTTTCAGCATTATGCAGTTTGTTGATGACTCCGTTCTTGGGCGTTTTGATATCTTCGACAAGGCTTTTATTGTTAGAAACGGTTGGGGCGGAGTGGAACGATATAGAAACTTGCCTACTCTGCACGAGAAGTTAAAAGAGGCATGTGTACGTAAATCACAAAAGGACCCTGACGTTGCTCCACATTTGCCTGACTCAATACACAACGACCCTATAACTATCACGCTAGACCGCAAGGCCGCTAAGTTGTATCAAAAAATTCTTAACGACTTGTTAGAAGATTTAGATAACGCTCAGAATTTATTTGGAGCAGGGTTTAATTTGTTTGCTCACTACGGCCTTGAATTGGCCAGGGGTGGTGAGGCAGATGAAATAAGGGGTCGCATCATGGCCAAAGTTGGCTGCTTAAAGATGTTGTGCGTGCATCCAGACTTGTTACGTACCAGTGCTCACAACTACGACATGATGACTGGTTCAGGTTCTAAGTATGCGTATGAACTTAGACAAGAAGGTTTATTGGAAGGACTTACCTCTGCTCCAAAGTTTGAACTGCTGGTGCAGTATGTAAAGGATTTCTTAGAAGAAAACGAAGATAACAAAGTCGTTATATTTGTTACCTATGTGGATATGTTGGAAAAAATGTCCCAAGCTTTTGGCCCTGACATGTGTAGAACGTACTCAGGAAAGCTAGATGCTAAAACTAAGGAAGATAATAAAATTGCTTTTAATACGGACCCAGACGTTCGAGTGCTAATTAGCAGCGATGCTGGTGGCTACGGCGTGGATTTACCAGCAGCCAATCTGCTTATAAATTTTGACCTTCCTTGGTCTGCTGGGCTAGCCACACAACGAAATGGGCGAATCAAGCGTGCTTCTTCTAAATGGCCCACTATCGTCATTCAAGACTTTTTAATCGCTGGTTCTATTGAAATTAGACAGCATGAGATGCTCCAGCAGAAGAATGCCATAGCCAACGCTGTGCTAGATGGGGAGGGCATAGACGAGAATGGCGGGGTAGCCATGAGCGTGGGCAGTTTAAGCGGGTTCTTGCGCCTTACATCGGTATAATTTTAGGATGCCTAACGCGCCTAAGACCCCCACACGCACTATCCGCGTGTCCGACGAGCTGTGGACAGCCGTCCAAAAGAAGGCTGCCTTGGAGAAGGTCACTGTGACCAGCATCATAATCAAGGCGCTTGAGGCTTACCTAGCCGAAGTTGACAAGTAGGGCTCTAGTCCCCTAAGTTCAACCCTGAAAGGGGTTGAACATGTCGTTAAACCAACAAACACTTCAAAAGGAAGTACAGCAGTTCGTCGCGCTTAAAGACGAAATTAATCTGCTGACAAATCGTCAAAAAGAAATCAAAGAGCGTCTTGTTGCCACTCTAAAGGAGTATGGCGAGGTAGACGGTCGAGGGCACATCGTTCTTGATGTTAATGACCCAATTACGGGTACTGAAAAAATTACTCATCAACGTAAAGTATCTAAGTCTTTAGATATGGACGTTGCTGAAAAAATTCTTGGAGAAAAGAATCTAAAGGAACAATGTATAAAGATGGTTCCTGTATTAGATGAAGCAGAAATCATGGCGTCTTTTTATCGCGGTGAATTAACCGAAGAAGATATTGATTCCATGTTCCCATCAAAGGTCTCTTACGCTTTCGTAGTATGACCGACGACTTCATCGAAAAAGCTTTTGCTGACCTGGATGATTTTTATCCGGGCAGCAAACGCAAGCGCCGCGAAAAGGTTGAAAAACAACCCGAGGATGTAACCTGGGATGCAAAGCCTTTTATCAAAACACTTCCTAATGGGAAAGATGTTGAGATGTTTACACTCGGGGCGTTAGCGACAGCCTTAAACCGACCTGTCATAACATTACGTGCATGGATGACAGAAGGTTATCTACCTACATCTCCTTATCGTTTGCCGTCTACAGTTGACAAGAACGGCAAGGAGGTGTTAGGTAGGCGCTTGTACACTCGTCCAATGATTGAGATGACGGTTGAGTTGTTTACTAAGGCGGGAATTCTTTACGCCAAACGTATAGACTGGGCTGTACATCGGCAACTCATTAACGAGATTGCCGAGTCGTGGGATAAAATCCGCGAATCGGAAACGGAAACAACAGAAACTAACTAACAAAGGAAATATATGGCAGTCGACCGTACAACCGTCCCTAATGCGGACGAATACATCACTGAGAACGAGTCCTTCGCAATTGAAGACCGTCCAGTAGGTAACACAACTAATGCAGTTCAATCAGGTTGGGAAGCAGCAGAAAAACTAAGTGGTGCTGCAGGCGATTTCCCAATCGAGATGAAACTTGGAGAAGATTTCCAAGTCATTAAGTTCTTGGACCCAGATGGTCCATTTGCTACATACAAGCAACACTTCCTCCAGCAGAAAACCGTAGGACGTCGTTCTTACATTTCTCTTGGACCAACCGACCCGCTAGCCACAAAGCTTGGAAGCAAGCCAGAAGATAAGCGGGCGTTTACAGTTGCAAATCTCAGTGTTCCAGGCGGAGCACAGCGTCAAATGTTGATTGCAACTCCACGTCTTTATAAGACACTGCACTCTGCACATTTCTCACCACAGGGTCCTCTAAACAAGAACTTCTGGGCGATTTCTCGTACAGGAAAGATGCAGCAAACTGTTTATCACCTTAACGCAATTAAGGCTCGTGACCTCCAAGAAGATTGGGGCATTGATGCCGAAGCCGCTGAAGCAGCAATCGCACAAATGAAGTGCTTTACCAAGGATGACATCAAGACTCATTCATGGGCAGAGTTGGAAGAAATTGCCAACTCATTGCTGGCTTAGCAAACTAGATGTCTAGGGGCTGAGGGTTAATTTGACCCCCTTTCTGTAACCCTCAGTCCTTAGACCTTAAAGGGGATAAATGAACATCATCACAACTAAGAAACAATTAGACGAAGTAATCGACTATTACTTAACGCAAGATGCTTTTGCTTTTGACGTTGAAACCGTCGGTGACCGACGTGGTGATACTCCTATTAATGAAGTGCTTTGGATTACGCTTGCCACACACGGGAGGGCAGATGTAATTCCTATGGGTCACCCCAATGGCGAATTGCTTGAAGTGGTGTACCCATTAACCGGCCAGGGTGAAAAGCGGGTAGAAAAGGGGCTACCCGCTAGACCCAGCGATTATTCAAGAGATGCTAAAAAAGCAACTTATATTTATTCAGAGCCACCTGCTCAACTTTTTCCAGCAGACGTGTTTAAATCTTTAGAACCATTATTTTTTAACAACAAGATACTGACTGTTGGTCACAACTTACTTTTTGATTTAACTTCGGTTGCAAAGTATTACGGAGGCCGTGTTCCATCTGCCCCTTACTTTGACACCATGATTGGGTCTTTTGTATTAGATAACCGCAATAAGAACAAAGTAGGTCTTGATGATTGTCTACAGCGTGAGTTTGGATACCACATGGTTAAGGGTGTTGGAGCTGCTGTAGAAAAACACACATTTAAAGATGTAGCCAAATACGCATATTTAGACGCTAAGTACACATTTTTACTTTGGAAGACTCTTGAGCCACGAATTGCGGCATCCAAGGTTGACAAGATTATGAAGTTAGAGATGGATGTACTAGCCGTTCTCTGTGACATGAAGTTGACTGGGGCTCCTATTGACACCGAAGCTCTCGAACATTTGTACGAAAAACTTTTAGAAGATATCGAAAAAGCCAAGGCTGAAATATTTAAAACAGCTGGTAGACAGTTCAATATTAATAGCAACCAGGAAAAACAGTATCTTCTTTACTCTTCCAAGAAAGACGGGGGCCGAGGCCTCCCACCCAAGATGCTGACTCTTCGTGGAGAACAGCGTGATGCTGCAGGTAAAGAGTTGGATTACACAGACTATTCAGTTTCTGCCGAAGCATTAGAGGCGTATAGAGACCGTGACCCACTTGTTACCGCTCTGCTTACTTACTCAGATTTAAACAAGTTGTTAACCACTTATGTAGTTCCATACATGGGTGGAGACGTCACCCGCACCAGTGGCGGTAAGACAAAGGTTGAACATAAAGAAAGCCTTTTAATTAACAAAAAGATTCATTGTGACTTTGTGCAGCATGGCGCGGAGACTGGTCGTTTTTCAAGTCGCAATCCTAATCTTCAGAATATTCCTAACCCATCAGCCAGTGAAAACGGTAAAGCCATTCGTAATCTGTTCTACGCACCAGAGGGTCATAAGTTGGTAGTTGCGGACTACTCACAGATTGAGCCAAGAATTATTGCTTCAATGTCTGAAGACCCAATTATGTTAGACAACTATTTAAATAGCCGTGATATTTATACAACCGTAGGTGACGTTATGGGGGTAGACCGCAAGGCTGGAAAGGTTCTCGTTCTTTCCATGGCTTACGGCGTAGGGCCTGACAAGATTTCGCGCCAGATAGGTTGTTCTGTCAATGACGCAAAGAAACTGCTTGATGACTTTGCTAAGACCTTTCCTTCTGTTAGCAAGTATCGCCTAAAGGTTTTAGCAGTAACAAGAGCCAGTAATCCTCCGTTTGTTTATACCTTGCTTGGTCGTCGACGCTACCTTCCAGAGATTAACTCAAACGACCGCGGTCTTCGAGCTGCAGCTGAACGTCAAGCTTTTAACACTCGAATCCAGGGTTCAGCCGCAGATATTATTAAAGTTGCCATGGTTCGTGCTCATGCCATGATTCCCAAGGAGTCCAAGCTGCTGTTGACCGTGCATGACGAACTCGTTACCCTTACACCAGACCATCTAGTTACCGAGACCGAGGACGCGATTAGGGAGGCT